CAATGTGGTGCCTATCAAACCTGGCATGATGCCAGCCACCACTGCGGCACCGGCAGCGCAAAAACCGACAACTGCTCAACAACAGTCTGACGTAGCACAGGGATTGATAAGTTTAGGGTATAAACCAAAACAAGCTACAGCAATGGCAGCCAAAGTTCCGCCAGGAACACCTGAACAAGATGCTATAAAATTAGCACTTGCAGGTAAACTTAACGAATCCTTGACCTGGAGCCGCAGCTTTGACCCCAGTTCTACGCTATTGAAAAAAATTAGACAACTATGAAAAGCCTACGCACACTATTAGAAGGCGGCAATGTGTTCAAAGATGCCGAAGGCCAACCACTCACAGGCCGCATCAATCAAAGCGATGTGCCTGCCACTGTGGCCTGGCTTGAACAACTAACAGGTCTAGAATTTCCCCGTGATCGTTGGTTGGGATCAACAGGCAAAGCTGCCACATCGGGCGACATGGATCTCGCTGTGGATGTTAATGAAATGACCAAGGATCAACTGGCACAAAAACTCATGCAGTGGATAGCCAGTCACAAACTGCCACCTGCTGAATGGATCAAAAAGGGCGGCGAAGTTCACCTGCGCACACCCATACAAGGACGTCCTGAATTGGGCTATGTGCAAACAGATTTCATGTTCTTTCCCAATTTGGACTGGGGCACATTCTTTTATTCAGGTGGCGAGGATTCAGCCTACAAAGGTATGAACCGCAATGTGTTGATGTCAAGCATTGCTAAACAACTGGGACTCAAAGTGGGCGCCAATGGCATGTTCAGTCGCACCACTAACCAACTTGTAGATGGTGGCATGGATCCTGACTACGTGGCCAAGGCCTTGTTGGGCCCACGTGCCACTCGAGAAAATTTAAAGAATGTAGAAAGCATTTTTGCTGCATTAGCCCGAGACAAAGATAAAGAAGTCAAGGTCAAAGACTTTCGTGAATACTTGACTCGTGAAGGTTTACAACAGCCCGATGCCGTGACAGAAGATGCCGACACCTACTTCTTGGCACGACTGCGTGATAGAATTGTGAACCAAGGCATGCAACCCCTGGTAGAACGTGAGGCAGGCAATCCATATCAAATTTACGAAGCCGATGAAGGCAACGTGGGTGGTAGAGCCAAGGGCATTGAGCACTTGGAAGACCTGGTGTTCCGCAAAGGATCACGTGGTGCTGCTGAAGCACTTACTATTCTTGACCAAGCCGCTGCCAGCCCTGGAACCACGACCAGTGTAAAGTGGGATGGCATACCTGCTGTGTACTTTGGACGCAAACCTGAAACAGGTGAGTTTGTGCTCACAGACGGCGCAGGCTTTGAAGCCAAAGGCTATGACGGCCTGGCAACCTCACCTCAAATGATGGCACAGATACAGAACACACGCAAAGGTGAAAGATCTGCGCTTATTCAAACTTATGCCACATTGTGGCCCATGTTAGCAGCAGCGTTGCCCACTAACTTTCGTGGCTATGTACAAGGTGACTTGTTGTACATGAACACTCCACCGTTGGAAGCAGGCAACTATGTGTTCAAGCCCAATACTGTGCAGTACCGTATTCCTGCAAAGAGTGCATTGGGTCAACGCATAGGCAACAGTGAAATTGGCATTGCCATGCACACCATGTACTCAGACGCAGGCGAGCCCAAACAACCATTGCGGCGTGTGCGGTTCAATGATGTTCCGGGCTTGTTGTTGATTGAGCCCATATTTGGCAAACAAATTGAGCCCAATGCTGGCTTGACCAAACAAATCAAATCTTTGATTGCCAGCAAAGGTGCTGTCATTGACACCCTGTTTAATCCCGCAGAATTACGAGCCATGCAGATTACAGATCTAGCAAAGTTGTGTGTGGACTACATCAATTTCAGAATCAAGCAACCCGGCGGAAACTTTGATAACTTGTTGTCAGGATTTGGTGACTGGTTGCAAACCAAAGTAAGCCCACGTAAATTTGCCAACATTGTAGAGTACTTGAAAAGCCCTACCAGCAATACAGAAGGCTTAGCAGCGGCATTTACCTTGTTCTTGTTGTTGCACGACTTGAAACTGGATGTGTTGCGTCAGCTGGATTTAAAGGATCCTGGACACGAAGGCTGGGTCATGGCCACTCCCGCAGGCTACAGCAAAGCGGTAAATAGATTTGACTTCACCGCAAGAAATGCGGAGAAAAATAATCCGCAACCAGGATAATTTTTACCGTTTGTATAAATAAAAGCAGGTCCACCGAGACCACTTAACTTTAAAGGAAATTTATCATGGCACAATTTACAAAAGTAAATGGAACAACACAACCAGTATTTGCACTAGACGTTGCAAACGGTAGTATCGCAGGAACAGCAAACGTTGCGGCCCAAGGCCCAGTGATGTTGTCTGGTCCACAACTGCAATTCTTCACACTCACAGCCAACGCTGCACTTACCAATGCTGGTAACGTCAACGGTTACTTGAACAATGTGTTGCAAGCAGTTCAACAAACTGGCACAGTTGCTTTTTATCAAGCAGGTGCCGCAGCTGGTACAATCAACTTGGCTATCTACCCAGCTGGTGCGTATACCACAGCTACCCTGGTTACCGCTGCTCAAACAGCCAACGCCACAGGTGGTTTGAACATTGGTATCCCAACTGCCAACGTTGCTGCTAGTGCAACATTCACTAACCTGTAATCAGTTAGGTTTCAACCAAACCCTGGACGTAAAAAATCCGGGGTTTCCTTTTGGCCGTAAATATGCACACTATGAAAGTCTTGTGCCGCACCTTTTTTGATTGTACCCACACAGGTGTCACAGGACATCTCCGCCCACAACAGTTGCCGTTTACCACAAAAACAGGCCTGGTGATTCACACGCCTGAACAATGGAACCGCGGCCGTAATCAGCAACGCAACTGGGAGAGTTTGTTGCAAATAATAAGCCTGCGAACACAGCCAATGAATGTTGTACCGCCTACAAAACACACCGACGGTTGGCATTTTGAGTTTGAAGTAGAAGCAGAGGGAGTGCTCAGCAGTGACATCAGCAGTGACGAGTTGGCAGGACTGGTCGGCGACTGCGAAGGTGTGCCCATGGTCACAGGATTGGATGAATCTGGAGTGATCACTGCCACCCTGCATGCACAAGGTTCTGACCAAAACATTTGGTTCTCAACCATAAATACGCCATTGGAGCCTGACCATGGTTGATACCACCGATATTGAAAAGAAAAGTCTTGAAGCTCACGTTGAACTGTGTGCAGAGCGTTATCGCATGCTGGAACTCAAGATAGAAACAGTAGAAAATGAAATCTCAGAAGTCAAACACATGGTCACAGAAGTGCATGGCATTGTGCACCGCATGGGCGAAAAACGAAACGACCAACTGATTGCCTGGGGCATAGGTATCATAGGCACACTGTTGGCTGTGGTAGGATGGCTCACTGCCCACTACATCCGAACACTATGACCCGTGACCAAAAATTAGAACGCTTTGCCCAGCGTGAGTTCAAACGTGTGTATACTGAACTGATTATAGATGATGAACATGGTGGATATGTGGCATTTGGGCGCTATCATCTACGACCATACTCAGCAGGTTTTGCTGTGTATCACAGCGATGATATTGTGAGCACATTCAGCAGCAAACGAACTGCCATGTCATGGTGTGTGGCAGATCACCTGCAACAATACAGACTGGCACAAAACATCCGCATACTGGACAACAAAAAACAAACATTAACTGCTGATATCAATTGTCGACACGGGCAAGCAGAACGCAGCACCCGCCCTGAATTCCGTGAAATGGTGCGCACCAAACTTGCACCCAAAATTGAGAACCTTACCCTGCTGAATCAAGAACTTGAAAAATGTTTAAATTCGGCTAAATATCTACAACTAAGAGGATTTGCCAAATGAAATTAACCGAACTGGCCACACCAAAAAAGAGCCGCCAAGTAGCCCAAGTATTTGAAAGTTACTTTGGTACCAAGATGCCTGTGAACAAGCTCACAGTCCGAGAAGCACAGGCCATGCTCAAACGTGTGCGTGGAGTGATTGCTGAACATCAGCGTAGCACAACACGTCACACCAGCGAACGTAACCCTGCTTACTTGAAACTGGTCATGATGGAACAGGCCTTGGCACATCGTGTGAGTGAAGACATGGTACCAACTACCACTCCTGGTGCACAACAAAACACTGCACAAAACGCAGCCGCAACCATTGCCACAACAAAAGATCCTGCACTCAAAGCAGCATTGACCAAGGCTTCAAAAGGTCAATCATTGAATCCTGATGAGCAAAAACTTGTGGCTGGTGCTGCATTG